ACCAGTTAGGCACTGGCTGCTGGTTCTTGAAGGCAAACACGGAATTCTCTGGGTGTAACGTCAGTAATGAGGGCACACCTTTGATGTGAAATCATCAACAATGCTATGGAGTCGAGCTATTGCATCTTGCTTGAGAGTCATCCTAACAGGTACCTGTTTGAAGATCCTTAAGAAATCCATCTACTAAGCACATTATTCCCACCTTAGGCAAGCCTAAGACGTTGAAAAATAATAACGTTGTTTAGTGAGCGAGGAGGACTTATGCGGTCTAATGATAACATTAACTGAATGGTATATTTTCTGTGAGTACAATAGGCGTGTACCATATCCCCATCGGCTAGTTTGCCAGCACTACCGATGGCACGGCACTTGTTTGAGCGTTTCTGGGTGAGCACAGGTTTGGTCCAGCCTGGCTTTTCCACCGCGTCCCTTTCGGGGTTACAAGTGTGGCGTGCATCACTGGTTTTCACCGGTGGGCGCTAGAACCGCCATGGGCCCAAATCGCAGTAGTTTCGTGGTGACTATTGTGATTATTCTACCACGTCCAAACAGCTTAAGAGCAAAAATGCTTCGGTTAAAACCAAAGCAAAAGTTAAGCCTGTTGTCAAGCCTAAAGCTAAGTCGGTATCTAAGAATACAGGTATCGGCGCAGCTTTGGGCAGTGCGTTATTGCCGGGAATTGGAGGGCCTCTGGGACATGCTGCTGAGTCATTGTTCCATACCATCCTTGGATCTGGCGATTACACTGAGGTCGACAATTTAGCGATGCCGTTGCCTACCAACAACACTATCATGGGTCTTCAGACAAAGCCCGTGACTAATATGGTTCAGGAAGTGCATTGGAATGGCCAAGCGACGAGAATTGCGCACCGAGAGTACATCGGTAGCATTTCTATGTCCAATGGCTTTTCCATAGCAAGTTATTCCATTGATCCTACTAGTTCCTTTATGTTTCCATGGTTGTACACCATTGCTCCAAACTTTCAAAAGTGGAAACTATTGGGTTGTGTGTTTGAGTATGTGCCTACGAGTGCCACTGCCGTTTCAGGCGGTGTGCCAGCTGTCGGTCAAGTTGCATTGGGTATTGGCTATGATGCTGATGCCCCACAACCAACTTCACTGACGAATTTGCTAAATACTCAGGGTTCTGTTTCTGGCAGGCCCTTTGATTCTATAGTGTGCCCAGTGGAGTGTGACGATTCATACACTCCCACAAAGCCACTGTATGTTTATCAGACCCCATTTGTCACGCCCGCAGACTTCAGGTTCAACTCGTTCGGTAACTTGTTCGTTGCTACCCAGGGTCCCAGCTCCTATTCGAATGCTGGGCAACTCTGGATTACGTACGACATGTTGCTTATCTCAGCTTTTGTTCCATCCTCTGCTCCCAATACAACTCCTCCGCGACCTCTGATCACACGTGATGATGTCGCAGTGGATTGTAAACGGGAGGAGAGTGTTGTGGTGCCCATTGTGGGACCGCAACGACGTTGATGAAATGCCCTGTGTCCCTAACTGTATAGGGGGTTGGTCGCCACAAGACCCGTTGGTTGCGCAAACCCGTTGGTTACGTATAACCCCTTCATGTGATTGTTCACTTGCTGGCAGAATTTCGAGTATACTACACACTTTAGACGTGTGGGTCTGGGGATTGCGTTCGTTGCAACAAATATGCGAACTGTGAGGGATCACGGTCGTTAACCCATATTGTGTGAATGGCACATCGTATGGGTCCCTACTTAGCTCAACTGGTACATAAATACCTCGTTGACTATTTAGGGCATAAGTTGTAATAGTGCCCCTGCAAGGCGTAAAGAACCTTGCCGTTGCTATTACCAACAAGGAGTGGGATGATCCGCCTTCTTGGATGTAACGTGACCAGCTTTGATCTTACCTGAAAGTAAGTTTGGAGTGTGACGTGAGTATAGTAATCAAAACTACTATTAGTATATGAGAACCTGTGGGCTTGATCATGGAGATGGTACCGCAAAGTACCCATTTGGCCAAAGATGACTACGTAGTTGGCGGCCACTTGGGGGTATTGTGGGATAGTCCATAAACCCTGTAATGGCGTGTGTGTCTCAGTGCGACTCACTCGCTGTTCGCGAAGCCAGGGGTAAGGCTACGTACCAAAAATGCATTCGATGGGGACTAGAATGTGTTCCACTAGTGGTTTCATAATATCCTGCTGCTCCTATTAATTTACCTGCACTTGCCGTCCCTGTTCAAAACCCTGCCCAACCTCCCGCAGTGGTCCCAGCTTTAGTTGGGTTGCCAGTTCCTGGCGCGAGGCACGGTCGTGGTCGGCCCGCTAGGCAGCCTGCGCGGGGGCCCATCGTGTGTCATAACTGTAGGCAGCCGGGACATATTGCACGCAATTGTCCCGTCGCTAACGGTTTGGTGCTCGAGGGTGCTCCTAATTTGCGCAATCTTGCTGGCTTGCCAGCAGCAGCAGCTATTGCTGTTGTTGCTCCTGAAGCAGCCAATGCTAATGCTGGTGCCGACCCCCGTGATGCACAGCCTCCTGCTATTGTGGAGGACCCAGCGCTCGTGCGTGCCCGTAAGATCGAGGGCCTACAGCGCAATCTGTATGATAAAGCCATGTCTATGCTTCTTACTAAAGACATTGGTTGCTCTGCAGACCGTCGGGTCGTCCTCCAAAATTTAACGCAGTTGGCACGAAAGGAGAAGATGTATGAGCTCTTCGGTGATAACTCTCAAGCTGTCCTGATGAACATCTACTCCCGCGCAGTTAAAGCCTCTTACGATCTAAGGCTTGACACTGCCAAAGACCTTTCATATTCCCGCCTCCATAAGCCTGAAGGCTTACAGAGGGGAGAGCCTGAACCAGTGCATTGGTATCAAGCTCTCAGCCGTGGATTTATGGGGTACCCGCTCAAGCACGACTCTTGGCAGCGCAAGCAGCTTAAGAGGGAAGGTGATATTTCCTACTTGAAATACTTTGAGGCAAAACCAATTCTGAGTGAAATCAGATATGGTCGTGGCAATAAGTACGCTTATTTTACTGGGGCTATGGCTAGATTTATTCTTAGTCTGCTCTTTGAGAAATTTGTGTATTTGTTGTTCACTTGTTTCGGTCGTTTTGTAGGTTATTTACCCTGCTTAGTTGAAATCAAAACATGTCCTGGCACGCCTGATGCGCCCATGCCAGATCATTACATGCATGATGGATTTAAAGTAGATCTCTGTAATTACACTAGTGAGATCGACACCAGTTGTTCTGATGCATTCGTCGCATTGTTCCTGGTGTTTGCCTACTGTTTCATTGTTGCGATAGAAGTGGGAGCTGTTATTATCAATCGGAATAACTACAACTCTCGTTTTGAACTTTATCGCGATGTTGTTACAAGAGGTATCTTTCATCTTTGTGACATGTTTTCGGTTTCCTCTTTCTGGGCACCATCTTTCTTTCGCTCAATCGTATCCTACTGCATCCCTGCTTTGCTCACTGTCCCTTTTGGGATGATGGGTATCGATGTAGTTGGTATTGTGTCTGTGGCTAGCGTCCAATTGCTTGGCATTATCATGTTTGTGTTGCATGTCCTGTGGAATTATTATTGTGTCTTCGTATGGAAGATGCCTCACCGTTGTTTTAACGTTGTCCACTGCACACAGATGTTGGTAGCTAAAGTTTTTGACGATGTTTGCCTTGACGCTTATGATATGAAGCGTGTGCCTGTCCAAGAGGAGTACAAATCTGTTGCCCTTGACCCAACTTGCAAGCCTAAGCCTAGTGTTAGCATGTTTTGGGGCATTAAGGGGATTGAGCCTACCGTGTTCAGTAACTGTTCACACAATGAGGCTATTTCGATGGAAGGTAGAGTTGGCAAGTTGTTGCCAGCACACCATTCACCTAAGATATTTCAAGGTATCAAGACTGCTTGGAAACAATTGATACGTGCTGTTGATCGCACGTTGATTGTTCAAATTCCGAAGTCTGAAGTGCCAATGGATTTCTATGAGTGGTGTGCCACCTTTCCTCCTAGTAGGCGTGAAGAGTTGCTGAAGACGCGTGCAGACTGTAGAGATATGCCTCCACTGAATGCTAAGAGTTTCATCAAGCGCGAAATTGCTTTGAAGGACAGCAGCCACATTGTTTTCAAAGACCCTAGGTTTATCCAGGGTTGTCCTTTGGAACTTTCTGCGGCTGTTGGACCAACGTTGCGCACTTGGACGAAACTTGTGAAAAGCTCCATTGGACCCGAATCTTTTACTCCTGCTCAGGTCAGATCTGGTAAACACATCATCTATACGTGTGGACGTTCTAATGAAGAGATTGGCCATTGTTTTCATAAGGCCATCATCTGCATTGAAGAAATGTCCCCAGGTGATGAAATTGTTTTTCTAGAGGATGATCAGAGTAGGTTCGATCTGCACCTAACTGAAGGACCGTTCAAATTCCTCAAAACCGTCTACGCTAAGAAGCTGCCTAGACGTGTTTCGAACCTCCTAAGGAGATCAGTTAGTAAAGGCACATCTTCCCTTGGCACCAGATATTCTATTCCTTTTACCATGCAATCCGGGTGGCCTGACACCAGCGTGGGTGACACTCTAGTTAATGCGGCTATGAAAACCGTTATTCACGGTACTGGCCGCAACTGGATTAGTATTATCTGCGGTGATGACAGTGTTACCATCACAACCCGGAGCGAGATTGAGCGTCTTGGGGGAGTGCGAGGCATAGTATCTAGCTATGCTAAGTACGGTATGGAGGTGGAGGCCTCCATTACTACAGACCCTCTTGATGTTGGATTTTGCTCCGGGCGCTTCTTTCCTGCTAATGGCAGTTACGTGCTTTTTCCGAAACCTGGTCGCATTCTTGGCAAGATAGCCTGCGACTTGAAGCGTCGTAACGTAAAGGATCAGGAAGGTTGGCTGCGTGGGATTTGTTCAACACTCGACCATTATGGTTTGGTTGATCCACTCCTTGGATCACTTGGTCGTGCTTTGCGCAAATCTTTACCCCGTGGCGATTACGAAGTCCACGATTCGGGTTGGGAACATAAGCAGTTCCTCGACGGATCGGCCTCTGTGACGGCTCATGATGTTTATATGTACTATGACCATCATTATGGACTTGCAGTTGATCAGGTTCATCATTGCGTCAAATTATTGGAGAAGCAAGTGGTTGGTACCATTTGCAGTGACGCAGTGCTTGAACACATTG